CCCGCCAGTACGCCAAGAACTACGCCAACGACCCGATGGGCGCAGACGGCGACTACTGGTCGATGGAGGACTTCATCTACGGGGAGGAACACCCCACGAAGATGATGATCTCAGTGGATCCCGCAGTGACCGTGAAGGAGTCCTCGGACTACACCGGAATCGCCGTGGTGGGCTTCAACGCCTCCACGCGCAAGGCAACGGTGTACGAAGCGCTTCAGGTCAAGCTTGGCCCCGAGGCGCTGCGTTCGAGGCTGATCCGGCTGTGCTCCCAGTACGAAGCGGTCACGGAGATTGTGATCGAGGTAAACCAGGGTGGAGATCTCTGGCGGAAGATCCTCCACGACATGCCCGTGCGGGTGAAGACCATATCGGCCACGATCAAGAAAGAGATCCGGGCGAGCTACGCGCTCCAGTACTACCAGAAGGGTCGCGTACTCCACGCCAAGCCTCTGCGGGATCTCGAAGAGCAGATGGTGTCGTTTCCCAAGGCCCCGCACGACGACATGGTCGACGCCGTAGGCCAGGCAGTGAACCGGTACCTGCGCGGAGGGGCGACCCGAAAGGGCATTGGCCTTCCTATGGGCGCGTCGCTCCGATGAATGAAAGGTAACCTGGCGTTATGACATTCGTTTCCCTGGTCTTGGTCACCCTGGCTTCAGCGAGGATCACCAGGCTGATCACCACGGACACCATCACCGCGCCTGCGCGTGCGTGGATCGTGGGCAGGCTGGGGGCGGACAGTCGTCTCGTCTACCTGGTCCACTGCTCCTGGTGTTCCAGCATCTACGTCGGAGCCGGCGTGGCGTCCACCACGGCCTTCGGCCCCCACTGGATCCAGTGGGTCTGGTTGGCGCTCGCGGCTTCGTACATCACTGGTTGGCTCGACAGCCGGACGGAGGACTGATCATGGCTTCCTGGTTCCGTCGACGCCGGCCCGTCGACGTTCCTACACCTCGCAAGTCGCTCACCGCGGCGGCGGCATCCCTGTCGGATGCCAAGATAGGCATGTCCGCCTGGAAGGCCCGCCAGGGGGAGGACGAATGGCAGAAGATCGCGTGGAACTACTACGACTCGATCGGTGAACTCAACGCAGCTCTACGCTGGATCGGTAACGCGGTCTCGCTGGCCGACCTATACGCGGCTGAGATCGACGAGGAGACGGGGACGATCTCCGAGGCTACGGACAACGCTGTGGTTCAGGCCGTGGCCAACACGATCCTCGGGGGCCCCATTAAGCGCGCTCAGGCGCAGCAGACCATTACCCTCAACTGGCTCGTGGGTGGGGAAGTCTTCCTGCTCATCCGGCCCACCCGCGGAACCGACCAACCCGACGAATGGTTCGTCCTCTCCAGCACGGAGGTGATGGAGCGTGGCGGGATCTTCCGCTACTGCGACCCGATCACGGGGCAGATGACGGAGCTGTCTGCGAACGACCAACTGATCCGCGTGTGGAACCCTCACCCGCGCAGTCAGTCCCATGCCGACTCCTCGGTGCGCTCAGCGATTCCGATCCTACGGGAGGTCGAGCGGGCGTCGATGAACATCATGTCCCGGCTGGATTCGCGTCTGGCCGGTGCCGGCGTATGGCTGGTTCCCGAGGAGATGGACTTCCCCGCAACGGACAACGAGCCTGGGGACGCGCAGACGTTCACGGACATGCTCCGTCGGGCGGCTGAGGCGTCGCTGAGGAACCCGGGGGAAGCCTCCGCGCAGGTCCCGATTATCCTTCCCGCTCCGGGGCAGATGATCACAGACAACCAGTTCCAGCATCTGACGTTCTCCACGGAGCTGACTGGGGAGGTCACGGAGCTTCGCAACACAGGTATCCGACGGCTGGCCATGGCGCTGGACATCCCGGCCGAGATCATGACGGGCATGGGCGAGTCCTCCCACTGGAACGCATGGCAGATCGAGGAGACCACCTACAAGATCCACGTGGCTCCGCTGCTGGAGAAGTTGGGGGACGCGCTCACAGGGACGTACCTGCAACCGATCCTGCGCATGCTCGGGGTGGCCAATCCTGAGCAGTACGTGATCACCTTCAACACGGCTGAGATCGTCTCCCGCCCCAACCAGTTCGATGAACTCAACACACTCTTCGACAAGGGTCTGATCACGGACGACTACATGCGCTCCGAACTCGGCATCCCGGATGGGGCTGTGCCCAGCGAAGAGGACACGCTGAAGCGGTTGGCGATCACGATGGTGACCAACGCGCCGACGCTGGTGGAGTCGCTACCCCAACTGGTTGAGATCATCGGTTTCGATGCTCCCGAGCCTGCCCCCGCCCCGTCTCAGCCGGCCCTCCCCGCGCCGTCTACGAATGTAGACAATGGGTCCCAGACATCCGATGGGTCACCCCCACGGCCGAGTCAGAGTGATGAGGGCTTGGTGGCCGCCGCTGAGTTGATCGTGTGGGACGCCCTGTCGCGAGCTGGCGGACGGATGCTGACTCGTCAGTACCGTGGCCAGTACAACCACATTCCCAAGCATGACCTACATACTGTGATACCTCAGACTGTGGACGTATCACAGTTGCTCGAAGGCTCATTCCAGTTTGTGGACGCGGTGGCTCCACAGCTTGGGGTACAACCACAAACCCTGGAATCACAATTGCGTGGGTATTGCACCGCTCTGATCAGCCAAAAGAAGCCTCATGACAGAGAGGGGTTGCGGAAGTGGCTGAGCTTGTAGATCCACTCCTGCCGGCCAGGCTCCGCAATCTGTCAATTGTGGTAGCGGCCGAGCAGAGGATCCAGCGTTCGTGGTTTCAGTCTGTGGTCGCTTGGCTGGACCAGATCCGACAATCCGTCATGACCCCATTTCGTGATTCACAGGGTGTGGTGCTGCCACAGGTCGCGATGATGCCCGACAACCACATGTGGAGAGACCTCGTAACACGAAACGTCATCCCTGAGGTGGCGCGCAGCATGGAGATCCCCTACGGAATCATCGGAGGACCTGACATCAACTTCGGCTCCGACGCGGCTGTGCGCAACTACCTCGAGCAGTCCACAGCTCGCATGGTCAACCTCCCCATCGAGGTCTACGGGATGATCACCCGCATCGTCTCGGGAGGACTGGACAACGGTGACTCCGTTCCCGACATCGCTGCACACATCCAAGAGAGGCTGACCGCCGCGGGGCCGGACCACTTCTGGCCCAACCGAGCGATCACTGTGGCGCGCACCGAAGCCATCGGGGCCACTAACGCCGGAGCCTTCTTCGGAGCGCTGGAGCGGGCCAGGATCGAGGGAGACGCCAACCCCGAGAAGGTCTGGATCTCTACGATGGACGCGCGTACCCGCGAGAGCCACCGGATGGCGGACCAGCAGCGCGTGCCGCTGACCCAGCCGTTCGTGGTCGGAGGCTTCTCGCTCATGTTCCCCGGGGATCCCTCCGGGCCTGCCAACGAAGTGATCAACTGCCGGTGCAGCATCCTGGATGTGGTGGCAGGGGAAGACATCTCATGGACCAACAGGCAATTCATGGAAGGTAGCTAACGATGGCTGAGCGCCGTTGGACGGCCGTTCTCGCCCGACTCGGTACGCCGACGGGTGACGGCCGCATCCTCATGCCCGGAGGGATCACCAGTCGGGATCTGCCCATGCCGCTCATGTGGCAGGAGAAGACCGCGGAGGGCCACGGTGGTGCATACACCATCGGGTCGATCGATGCTCTCCAGATCACTGACGACATGGTCACTGCGTCGGGCTCGCTGCTCGAACTCTTCCCAGACCGGGACCGGGTCATCGAGATGATCGAAAAGGGGGTGATCGGACCTAGTGTCGACCTCGCAGACAACCTCCAATACGAGATGGACGACATGGACCGAATCCTGATCACGCAGGCGTCCATCGGAGGCGCCACGCTCGTGCCCATCGAGGCCTTCTCGGATGTCTCCATCCACATGGCCGCAGAGGGCACCATGGCCCTCACAGCAGCCGTGCGCAGCTCCGGTTGGGCAGACATGCCCATCGCTGATGAGGGGCGCTCCTGGGATTCTGGGGCCGCTCGCCAGCGCGTGGACTCCTGGGCCAACGACGACATGGGCAAGTACGCTCGCGCGTTCCTCTACCGGGATGACTCCCAGCCGGCGGAGAACAAGAGCGCTTACGGCTTCCAGATTGCAGACGTCGTCGATGGCACGCTCACCATCATCCCTCGAGCAGTCTTTGCAGCCGCTGGAGTACTTCAGGGAGCGCGTGGGGGCACGAAGGTGCCAGCCGAGGACCAGGCCGCGATGAAGAGCGCTCTGAACGGCATCTACGGCCGTCTGGACCGCCCCGCGCCGTGGGCCGAGTCCATGCAGGCGTCTGCTGCGCCCCTGCCGCCGCTTGGGTGGTTCCAGAACCCGATGCTGGATGAGGCCACTCCGATCACCATTACCGAAGAAGGTCGAGTCTTCGGCCACATCGCCCCCTGGGGTGTATGTCATCTGGGGCTGCCTGGCTGCGTCACAGCGCCTTCGTCGCCTTCGGAGTACGCCTACTTCCTGGTCGGGGCTGAGAAGACCGCTGAGGGCGTCTCTGTGCCAGTTGGGAAGCTCACGGTGGGTGGAGGCCATGCCGACGCTAACGCAGGCTTCGTGGCGGCTGCTGAGCACTATGACAATGTGGGCACCGCGGTTGCCTCGGTCTTCGCTGGGGAGGATGAGTACGGCATCTGGGTGGCTGGCTATCTCGTGCCCGGCGTGGCACCTGAGACCGTGGCCGCACTTCAGCGCTCGCCCATCTCGGGAGACTGGCGCCGGGTGGGAGGGAACCTCGAGCTGGTTGCCGCGCACGCGGTGAACGTCCCGGGCTTCCCCGTGCCCCGCGCGAAGGTGGCGTTCTCGTTGGGTGTGCAGACTGCGCTCATTGGTCGCTTCGACATCACTACGTCGGTGCCGGGAAAGCGATCACCCGTCGTGGACAATAGTGCAGACGTCGCCCGTGCACGCTTCGCATGGGCCCAGCGGAAGGGACGGTGACATGGGCTGCGCATGCGGCAACAAGGGGAACGCAGGCCTCTACAACGTGGAGGTGACCTTCTCGGATGGGACCAAGAAGGTCTACGCGTCGAAGGCCGAGGCACGTATTGGCATCGCCGCGTTCAAGAAGGGCGGCACGATGAAGCAGGTACTGAAGGCCAGCAATCCGGTTACGTAGCAGAGCGTGAGGGGTCGGCGTCCGTGGGTGGATGCTGACCCCTTTTGCACGTCCCGGACGGAGGTATGGAGGTAATGGAGGTAACAGCCCAGCCCTACGCGTAGGAGACGAATTTTATTTATAACGCACTGTCATTGCATGCATGTGCGCACATATGGAGGGGGCCGCAGCCATCCCTCCCATCCCTCCGTTACCTCCAAGCCTCGCTCTGCCCCTGATGCTTCGGGGTGGTAACCTTCGAAGGGAAGGGTTTGGTTGCGGACCACCTTCGAATGGAAGTCCAAGACGAGACCAGACACGAAGGAACCACCGATGCCCGAGA